CTACCAGGTCGTGTAGATCAGCTCCCGCCGCTGCACCGCCTGCCGACCGATGGTGTATCGGATTGGCACCACCCGGCCCCTGAACTGGCCGAACACCTTCCGCATGGCCGGGTGGTCGTTGATCGTCAGGATGGCGGAGCCACGCAGCCCCGCCATCTGGCGCGCCAGCTCCTGGTACTGCTCCATCCCAAAGGGAGAGCCATACCCCTCGGTCTCCCAGTACGGCGGATCCAGGAAGAACAGGGTATCGGCGGCATCGTACTTGGCCATGCACTGCTGCCAGGCCAGGTGTTCGACGGTGACCTTGTGGAGCCGGAGGTGCGCAGCGCTCAGATCCTCTTCGATACGCAGCAGATTGAGGCCCTTGCCGCCCCGGCCGAAGCCTGGAGTCTGGCCAGTCGCCTTGCCACCCCAAGCCAGCCGCTGCAGGTAGTAGAAGCGCGCAGCTCGCTGGATGTCGGTCAGCGTGTCCGGGTGCTGCAGTTGGCACCAGCGGAACATTTCCCGGCTCGTCAGCGCCCACTTGAACTGGCGGACGAACTCCTCAAGGTGGTTGGCTACCACACGGTAGAGGCGTACCAGCTCGCCGTGGCAGTCGTTCAGGACTTCGGCCTTGGCCGGTTCCCGTGCGAACAGAAGCGCAGCGCCTCCGGCGAAGGCCTCAACGTAGGTGCGGTGGGGGGCATCAGCCACCAGGGGCAGCAGGTGCGGCAGCAGGCGGGTCTTCCCGCCTGGCCAGGGGAACAGCGTGGTCGTCTTCATTCTCAGCCTCTGCGATGGGTCTGGGCGAGGCTTGTCTCCCCCGCGCGGGGAGCAGGGCCTCGGCCAATAGCACGCGGGCTGTACGCGTGTGTTGCGGCGCCAGGCTGGCAGTTGCAGCTGCCATCCTGGCGCCCTGTTTCAATTTGGGTCTGCCGCTGGCAGCGTCACGGAAGCGGCACCGTCCAGGCCGGCCGGCGGGCTCGGCCAAGGGCAGTTGGGGAAACCGGCCTTCTCCGGTAGGTCACGAAGCGCCTGACGATAGGACGCCCATGCCAGCTTCGCTTCCTGACCGAGCGGGCTGTCGGGCGCCTGAGTCCAATCTGTGGCCCGCAGCTGCTGGGATCGAGCCAACCTGACCTGGTCGGCGTTGATTCGCAGCAGCAGCGAAGCGGGGATCGATGCCATTGCCGTCTCGCCCGACTGCAGCTCCATACCCTCACTGATTGAGCGGTAGCCCGTATCGGTCACCGCATACACGTCAGCGTTCATAGACATACCCGAAAACGTCCACATACACGGATCCAACCGGTACAGCCGTCAGCCAATAAGTCATTGCCTGCGAGCCATCAAGTGGATGGGAAACCATCGCTGTCGCGTCACGGCGAACTAGGAACAAGGCATCGTTCGGTTGGCTTGGCGGCCCCACAGCGCTGTCGTCGCTCGTTCCCGTCCCCATGTTGGTATCTGCAAAGTTGTAGAGCTGAACTGTTGCCAGTCGCGAGGTCAGAGGCACCACAGCTGCCAGAGAGACGGTGGTTTCAGTTGTCGCGGTGCCTTGCGAGAGAACCCGGAAGGGGGCATTTGATTGCGCATTTTTGTAGGCGATTGCCGTTCCGGTCTGCGCGAAGTTGAAAATGGCCCCTGCCGCATTCGTACGGAAGCTTCCGATGTACCGCCGCGAAGTAGCGCCCGTCTTGGCGCGTGCGGTGCCGCTATAGGGGGCAGCCGGCGCATCTGTGACGGCCTCGATCGCCGGCGTTGAGCCGTTGAGGTACAGATACAGGTGGTACCACGTGTTGGCCGCAAGGGTCAGACCGCTGAGGGTCAGGGCGCTGGGCACCTCGATTGCCTGCTGCAGCGACGGGATCCAGGCGCTGCCGCTGGAAACGCGGATGGAAGCGGGCCCCACATACTCCATGCGCAAGCCGAGGATGTGGCCGGCCATCGTCCACAGGCTGGCTCCGGCCGCGACCGAGGCCGCACTGGCGGCGGCAAGCTGGGAGAGTTTGACGTCAGGCATTGGGGTTACTCCAGGATGATCGGGTCGCCGGCTTCGGTGACGATGCGGTCGCCCGCCTCGGTCACCAGCTGCGCGCGGTAGAGGAAGGTATGTTGCAGGCGCTGCCAGCTGATGAAACCGGCTCGGACAGCCTCGATTTCCACGCGCAGCGTCTTGCCGCCACTGCCGACCGGCGGCAGATAGCTGTCGGTCGTAGCCGTGATGCCGACCTGCTCACGCACCAGGGTGTTCTGCAGGTACCAGCGGGCGGTGTAGGTAGTGCCTGGCTCTGGGCCGATGCTGGACTGTTCGGAGTCGACCAGCTGGTCGGCCTGCAGGAGGCGATCGCGGTGTGCCCAGGTGGCCACCACGGTACCGCCAGTGCCCCAGGCCTCGGCCGGGTACGCGTCGCCATTGATGCGCAAACGTCCCGGCGGGTACGGGCGGACATGGCGCCGGCGCATCGTCAATGCGATCGTCGTGGCCAGGTCCGGGTTCAGTTCACCCTGGCTGGTGCGGGTGATCAGCTTGGCCTCGGGCGCCTCGTTGGCTAGGTACTCGCGACCATCGAAACCGACGTATTCATCGGTGAACCACACCCGCGTGCCCACCGCATGCTGCACTGGCACGCTGTCGACGCACCCACGGGCCACGGTCAGCGTCGCGGCGACCGGATCGATCGACACCACCCGGACCAGCTCGTCATCGATCAACGCTTCGCTGCCGACCTCAACGGCGTCCAGGCTGACTCCAGCGGCCAGCGCGATCGCAGTCGGCTCGCTCTTGGCAGGCATTGCGGTCGTGAGCAGGCCGGTGGGGGCGAAGTCGGCCGTACCGGCTTCGGCGAATGCAGCGTTGCCCAGGCGGGTCTGCAGCGTGTAGCCGAATGCCACCGAGGACGGCCGCACGCCGATCGAGGTCAGGTAGCCGGCATCTGGCGACAAGGCAGCAAGATCCGGCGCACCAAGCGTGGTGGCCAGGTCACGATAGCTCGCCTCCTGCAGGCGTTGCACCGTGACCGGCTTGGGCTTGGTGTCCGGCTCGACCCAGGCGCTGTCAGAGGGCTGGATGTAACTGGCAGCCGCCATGCCGGCAACGTCCTGGACAACGGTCAGCACCACGGCCGTTTCGGTCTGCGTGCCTTCGTCGACGTCCAGAATGCGCACCGGCATGCGGGCCACGCCGCGCCGTGGCCACGACAGGGCACGCACCTGACCACGTTCGAAGGGGCCAGCATCGCGCCGCACCCGGATCTTCACCCTGCAGGGCAGGCTGCTCACCGCTGCCACCTCGCGCGCCGCGACGCGGGCGGCGAGCGTGGCATTCCACAGGCCCGGATAGTTCTTTCGGCTGCTGACCACCCGGCCCTGGGCCTGCACGCTGGCGAGATTCTGATAGGTAACCGCAGCATCCTTGTTGGTGGCGATATCGCGATACACCACCGTGATCTCGTTGACGCTGTTCTCCAGCATCGGCTGCTGCCACTCCATCATCTCGATGATCTGGCCAGGACCGATCTCTGCCAGAGTGGCCGGGTCATAGTCCGGCCGCACCAGCACCAGCTTGGTCAGACCCGTCACCGGATTTTCAATGCGCATGCCGCCGATGTGGTCGCACACCATGTCCATGAACTCACCGGCTGGCACCGACCTGGACCACTTCAGGCACAAGCCAAGACCTTCATCCTTGAGCACCTGCGCGGCGGCAAGGAAGCTGGCTTCGTCAATCACCTCGATCGGGTGTCCCATACCCTCAGTGCGGACCTGGTAGATGATGTGGGCCGGGTTCATACCTTCATCGATCTGCACCAGGCCGCCCTGCCATAGGCCCTTCTTCCAGCCAGCGCGCCAGCGCGAAACCTTCTTGGTCCAGTTCTTGATGTAGGGGTTCATGGCCGACACCTGGCCATTGAACACGGTGGTGAACAGGCCCCTCGCAGCGGGCCACGGGCCTGGCACCAGCGACTGCAGGTAGGCACTGGGCATCTGTGTAGGCTCGCCCATGCGCACCTCCAGCGTGCCGACGATCCCGCCTTCACCCTTGTCGCCGCCAAACACCTCGGGGGCAAGAATCGTGATGGTTCGCGAGGAGGTAATCGGCCCCGTGGCCGGCACCGTGAGCGGCACGTTGACACCGAACACTTTGCTCCAGGCGGTCTGCAGGTTACCGTCCCACACCATCCGATCGCCGACGCGGATCTCCCGCAGCGCATCCACCGGGCCAAGGCATTCGCCCATGTAGAGGCCCATGTAGTAGCGATAGCCAATGGTTTGCTTCTTGCCACTACCCACGGTTGGCCTCCTCGCGGGCGATCACAGCCAGGCGCTGGGCGAAGGCATCATCCAGCGCTTCGAACTGCTCCACCGGCAGGCCTTCGTCCAGGAATTGGCGGAGATCCAGCCCGTGCCGGTCCATCCATGCACGAATGCCGGCGGCGCACAGCACACCGCTGCGCTCCCCCAGCTTGGCGGCGCGTGCGTGTTCGACGGTCACCATCACCACAGTGACACCTCTCGGCCTTCCACGAAGTACCGGTAGTCCACCACCAAATCGACCCAGAGCAAGCGGCGGCGGTAGCCGTAGCCATGACGGTGCGCATCGAAGAAGACCGGGTGCCCGAACCAATAGCGTCGCAGAACCCGCCGTATCTGAAGGCTCATTTTTTGCCACCCTTGGTCTTGACCGGCGTGGTGCGCAGATCGCCGTAGTACAGGACGTTGGGATCATCAATCCACACCGTGCCGAAGATCATGGCGCACTCGCGGCCATCCTCGGCCGTAGGCACGTTGAAGTCCTCCAGGGCGGCCGGCTTCGGAACGGTAGGCCTGGGACGCGTCACATAGCTGATGATCAGCGACACGACCAGCATGATGATTTGGAACCACATGGCGGCCTCTCAGAAGATGCGATCGGGACCGAAGGGATTCTTCGGCGGAATGGTGTGCTGGCCACCGAAGTTCGGTGCGTTGTTGAACTTTTCGTGGCACACCGATAGCGCGTGGCCGCAACCGGGATAAGCCGAAACAAGTTCGCCGGCAGCAAGCGGCGCCGCGGTCAGCAAGGTGAGCGTCGGTCCAACGTGGCCAACGACGAAGCGGTGCTCGATTGCCGACCCTCGGACCCACTTGATGAAACCACCCACGAACCAGCCATCCGGCTTGGCAGCAAAGGCGTTGGAGGTGACCGTCTGCGTGGATGCGGCCGACAACACGCCATCGATCCGGAAGGCCTCTGCATTGAGTCCACAGTCTTCGTCGAACAGCGCAAAGGGGCACTGACCCTGCCAGCAGCGGCGCAGGCCATTGGTCGCAGCGGCGCCGATGTTGCTCTGGCAGGTCAACACCAGATCGTTCTGCCGCTCGTTGAAGTCGCTCAACACGCCATTCCAGGTGTCGCGGACGACGCCATCGCTCTTGCGCACCCGGCGCCAACGCACCGTGATCCGCTCGGTCGGTGCGAACGGGCGAAGCACCGATGCCAGGGGAATAGACAGCGGCACCGTCACCTCCAGGTTCGACCGGACTTCCTGCGCCGACTGCCCCAGGCGGCCGCGCTTCAGGGCCACTGCGGTGAACACCTGTGAGTCATAGGTTTCGGCACGATCGCTGGAGGTATAGCGCCAGCGCTGAGATCCGCGGCCGAACTCGTACAGCTCCACATGGCGGGAAAACAGGCTCACGATTCACCCTCCTCGGCGGCAATGCCGGCAAAGGACACCTTGCAGCGCGCCAGCCCTTCGCCGTCGGTTTCATGGGACAACTCGACGGTGTCGGAGCTGAGGCGGGCCAGCACCATCCAACTGATCAAACGGATGGCTGCAGGCTGCAGGGCGATACCGTGCGGCTCGTCCAACTGCAGGAACTCCCGCTGCGCATCGAGCTCGGTGGCCTGGACCAACTGGCGGTAGAGCACCTGGCCATTGAACAGCTCGATGCGCAGATGGCGGCGGCCGGGCTGAGCGCGCCCGAAGCGAGACACGCCGGCCCATGCCACCACGATGCCACCGGAGGTGGCCAAGGCTGGCTCGATCAGCTCCAGGTCGTCGGCCCAGGACGGCAGCCACAGCGCGGACGCGCGCCCCTGCAGCCAGTACAGGAGGCTGCGCAGGTTGGCTTGCTCGGTGCGGCCCCACGTCTGCCAGGCATGGGATTGCACTGGCCAAGCCCTGCCCGTGAAGTCATCGATCGCTACCGGACCGATGTCCCCATCGATCACCACCAGCTGCCGGCCGAATTCTGCGGTCGGCGATTGGTCCAGGTCAGGCCGTTGCTCAAGTACAGGTCGACCGCGATAGGTGACCGCCGGCGCGACGGAAGGCCAGTCGCAAGTTTCCACGGCCGTCAGGCGAACGGTGGAGCGCACAGCCTGGTCGGTCAGGCGCTCCAGGCTGGGTGTTTCTGCAAGGCGCGCCGTTCTGCAGGGCAACACGCGCGTGCCTGGCGCCCAGGCGTTGGCCGTAGGCCGAGCCAGCTGCAGGGCGTTGCCGGCAATGCCAGCGACCTCGACCAGTTCATACGTGGTGACGTCCCGCCATAGCATCGCCAGGCCGCCCTGCCGATAGTCTCGCTGGTTGGCGGCCGGTACCGGAATGGATTGCACGCCCAGCGCCAGGCGCGACTGCAGCCAGGACACGTCGTTCCAAATGGGCAGCGCCCACGTACGTGCCGACCAGTCGAATAGCGCGTGCTCTAGCACCTGACGCTCGCGGCGATCGGCCAGGATGCTGAACTCCCAGGATCGTCGCGGGGAGCCGCGAAGGGGGAAGCGCGCCTCAGCACCATTGGCGGCCTGCTGGACGTCGGTTGCCCACGCCAGAGTCTCCGACACCGGCCGGGACCAGTCTGGCGGCAGCATCCACGCCGACATGCGATTGCCGGTGATCGTGACCGTGCGGCTGCCCAGGGCCACGAAGTCGTAGGACAGCGTGGCCGCGATGACGGGCGGCCCCTCGGTCGTGATCGACAGCTGCCACCTGCGCAGCTGCAGCGGCGCGAACGTCAGCGGCGGCGTGCCTGGCCCCACCAGTTCGACACCCTCGCCATTCTCCAGCACCACCGAGGCCAGGGTCTGCGGCTGCAGGTAGGCATTCCAGACCTGGACGAATCGCACCTGGTTGGTCACCAGGTTGCCGAGGTCGATGCGCAGCGGCAGGGTGTGGATCCGGTGGTACCAGTCATCGAACGAAGTGCGCAGCGCGGGCCCGGCCGAGCGCTGCTCGGGTTCGACAATGGTGGCCTCACGTGCCGGACCCGACAGAAGACGGGCGCCGGCCAGCGCGCCACGAAATGGCACTGGAATCCGCGTGCGCGCAATGTCCAGGTTATGGCTTCGCCAGTTCGGCCCGGCGCTGATGGCAGTGGACAGGAGCATCCCCATCAGGACTTCCGGATTGCCCAGCCATAGGCGTTGCTGGCCGGAGGTTGGCCCGAACCGCTGACCATCGTCAGCTTGCGTACCCAGGGGAACACTACCCAGGTCTCATCGCCGATGGTGATCTCCTGCTCGGGTTCCAGCTTCTCCAGGTAGCACGCCCGCAGCCCGATCACCTCGCCGATCGGCGACAGGTTTGGGGTCGTTCCAGCCCGGCGGACCCAGAGATGAATCGGGTGAAGGATGCTGCGGCCGGAAAAGATGTTCTCGTCGGCATTGCCCAAAGCGCGGCCCAGCCAGAGGTGATCGAGCGTAATGTCGTTGGACGATCCCTGATAGCTCGGCCCAACGCCGCTGCCGGCCTGGCCTTCGGTCCCGAGCGAGCCGCCATAGGTGTTGCAGATCATGTGGTAGCTGTTGCTGCGCCCATCCTCGACAGAGTCGGCCCGCACCTGTCCGCAACCGAGCCCATTGGTGTTGAATCCGAACAGCACCACCGTGGGCGCACTGGTGCTGATCACGCCGCTGGAGCTGCTGTTCAGTGGCCAGTACGTGCCATCAACATAGGTGCCGCCGTCATAGGCTCCGGCCTTGGCAAGAACCCCGAACGCATGATGGCGATACTCGCCGGCAGTGGCCTGGGCGATGGCGACGTGGATCGCGGTGCCATTGGCGAACAGCTTCACACGTGGGAACGGACCCACCAGGCCGAGGGTCGACACGCTCCTGGGAGACGGCAGTGGCTGCGAAGCGGGATCGACCGCGCCGTTGTACCCGATGGACAGGCGCGACTGCAGACTCAGCTGGTCGGTGTTGAACAGGTGAACGTAATCCGACACACCGGGGATGCGAACGGTTGCTGTTCGATTGGCCCCGGCCAGGTTGTTGCGTTCAACGGTCCAGCCATTGGCCTGCACAAACTGCACGACCAGGTCGATCAGGGTCTGCACATTGGAAACGTTGCTGAATTCAGCGTAGGCCATCTCTACTTCACTCCAGGGAAAACGCGGCAAACTCGCCAGAGCCAGTGCGGTACACGTTCGGCACAAGCAGATGGTCCACACCACCGATCGTTGCAAGCTGCTCGGCTGTTGCACCGAAGGACGGCGTGTAGAAGACGCCGTCGAAGCTGCCGTAGAACTGCCCCTTCTCAGGCATCTGGCTGTAGGGAAAACTCCTGTCGGTGAGGCTGCCGTCCCACGCAAATCCCACCAACTGGCCGCGCTGAACCCACCTCTGCCCATCCAGACAATTACGGACGTTCTGGTTGCAGACCGCCTTCGACCAAGGCACGGTCATGCGCCCCTTGGACTGAGATCCATTCAGCGAGAGGTTGCGGATGGGTACCCAAGCCTGCATTGGCGAGAACAGGTACGCCTGGCTGAGATTGGTGTTGTCGGTGCCGTCGGCATTGGCGCTCCAGAAGTTGGAATGCTCGTAGCTATCGGAGGAGGCCAAGAAGTTCCTGCCGAGGCACGATCCACCGATGAAGAGCGGATAGCTCCAATCGGCAGGCAGATGGTCGGTCAAGATGAAGCCGGCATAGATGGCGTCGTAGCGACCATTGATGCGCGTGATGACCCTGAAGCAACGGCCGTTTGCGACGAACCAGTACTTGATCGGCGAGTTGACTCCCAGCAGTGCTACCGGATTTGAGTTGGAGCCAGGAGGATCCAGGCGCGGCTGCGCTGGGTTGTAGCCGGTGTGTCCGAAGACCGCCATGTTGTAGTAGGCGCTGGCGGGCACCACCCATGCCTGCAGAGACACGTAGATCTCATCCTCGCCCGCCAGGCCTCGGCCCTTCAGTGACACAAAATCGTTGGCCGCGATTGGACCGCTGGCCACGCCACCCACCACCTGCCATTGCTGGTTCGCGGCAACCAGGGCGGCATTGGTGGTCAGGAAGTCCCGCAGGCGGGCCATGAGGTCGGTGATGTTGGCGGCGGTGTCGGTTACCCAGGCCATGCTCAGAGTTCCAGCGCTTGGCGGATCGCCGCAGCATTGCGGCTGATCTTGTTGATGATGGTGGTGTCACTGCCGGGATCGTCCAGGTAGTCCTCGAACAACCCCGGCGACACCTGATTGATCACCCGTAGGCCAAGCTGCGTGGGTGAGCCTGTTGGACCTGCGGTCACGGTGTTGAATACCGGCGAGCGCTGCAACGAGGGCGTTTGGCTGACCAGACCGCCGTCGGCAAAGGCATATGCGCCCCAGCGACGGACGGCGCTCATGCCCTCCGCGTTGAAGGCATGCAGGAACGCCAGTGCACCTGGCTGGGAGACCACCTTTGCGCGGGCGACGAATTCACCATTGGAGAGCCAGGCCGCGATGCTGTCGCTGGTTCCGGTACCGGGACCCCAGACCGGGCCGCCTTGCGCCCTCCCAACGGGTGTCGGCGTACCTACGCTGACCGAGCCAGTCTTTCCCGCTGCACCGGCGAAGCTCCCAACAGCGTTGACGATCCCGTTGGCGGTGTTGGCAGCTGCAAGCTGTGCAGCTGCCTGTTTGAGTTGGATCGCCGCTGCCATGACGGCGCTTGCGCCGCCGACCAGGTCGATGCCGCCAGCCGCGGCCAGGGCAGCGGCGCTTTGGGTCACACTCGCGGCTCCCGCTGTCACGGCACCACCAGCAGAAGACAAGGCCGCCGCCGACGCCTGTGTCGCGGTCGCCGCGGCAACCTCGGTACCGACCTCGGCGCCCTTGTTGAACAGTTTGCCCGTCAGTGTCGACGCAAGCTTGGCCGACAGCTCATCGGCCACGTACCCGGCCAGGCCGCTGGCGATGGATTGGAAGAAGCTGCGCACGATATCGCCCAGCGTGGCGTTGCCGTTGGCCAGCGACATCAGAGCATCACGGAAAGCGCTCTGGAACGTGGTGCGCACGTTCTGCTGCAGCAGATTGGTGGTGGCGGCCATCTCCTTGAGCTTGACGGCCATCTGCTCGGCCGCCTGCAGCGCTTCGGGGTTCTTGAGCGCCTCAGCGGTAGCGCGCATGCGATCGGGCAGATCGCCCAGGGCGGTCAGCTGCTGCTGGGACAGGTCCACCAGCTTCTGGCGTGCCTGAGCCTCGGTGATCAGCCCCGCCTGCAGTTCAACCTGGATGCGCTGTTGGGCCAAGCCCATCTCGCCCATCGCGCGGTTGTAGGTTTCCTGCATTTTCTGCAGGTCCGCCGTCAGCCGCACCAGCTCCTTTGCACGGTCGACCTGCTCCACGCCCGCCTGGTTGCCAGCCTCGACCATCTGCCGACGCGTGACCTCCAGCTCGCGCAGGCTCTTGGCCTGCTGCGCATCTGGGCCGCGCCCTTCAAGGTTGGCAATCTGATCCTGCACCTCCAGCAGCTTCTTGGCTGCCTCCACGCGAAGGCGATCGGAATCCAGCTTCTTAGCGGTGTCCAGCAATTCCTGCTTGGTCTTTGCCGATGCGTTCTGGAAGTTCCCTTCCTTGATGGCAGCCTCGATCTCTGCCGTCTTGGTGGCCTTCTTGCGGGTTTCATCCAGCGTGCCGACCAGCTCGATCTCTTGCTTCAGGCGCTCCAGTTCGCGCTGCGCCGCTGCCTCATCCTTCTGGGCTTCGGTCTTGGGACCCTTCGGCTTCTTGGGAAGGCTTTCGGCGTAGCGTGCGCGCGCCTCTGCCTCCAGACTCTTGATGGCCTTGTCATCCAATCGGCCGGCCTTGCCCAGTGCCCGGATATTGGCGATCTCCTCTTCGAGCTTCTTCACCTTGCTCAGATTGCTGATGCGAAGCCGCTCGAACTCCTGCCTGGCCTTTTCTTCCTCCGGCGTGAGGGGCGCATCGATGCCAGCCATCTGCACCCGAACCGGTGCGTTGGTTCCGGAAGCCGCCCGGATACGGGCAGCCATCTTGCCGGTCAGGTCGGCGAAGGAAGGAAGACCAAAGTTGTTGGCCAGTGTGCTACCGACCACGCCCATGCCCAGCAGATCCGACAGCCGCGGCAGCTTGGCCAACAAGCCCCATTCGCCTGCCAGCTGCACCACCGCATTGGTGAAGTCGCCCAGCGCGCCCCAGGCGCCGCTGAGGTCCTTCTTGACCTCCTGCCAGCCACGAGCGAGTGCCGGCATCGTTTCATTGCTCTGCGCAGCGACATCGTCCAGGCGATCGGCGTATATCCTGATCGCCTCCGCCACGGCTTCCTGCTGGTTGCCCTCCTTGACCAGGGCACGCACCCGCGCCAACTGGGCTTCGGTCAGAAAGTTCTCCGACTCGGTGAGCGCCAACAGGCCTTCGACCGGATCCTTCTTCAGGGTCAGGAACTTGGCGACGGTGGTATCGACGGCCTGGCCGGCGGAGGCCTGCATCTTGGCCGCGCTGCGCGCGACCAGCTCGAACTGCTCTCCGGTGAAGCGACCGGTCTGCGCCACCTTCGTCAGCGCCTCAGCAGCGGTGCCGCGGGAAACGCCCTGCAGGCCGGTGAGCTGATCGCGCCGGCCCTGCAGGTTGGCAGTGCTGGTGGCGGCATAGTTGTTGGTGACGATCAGCGCCCGCTGGAACGCCATCTCTTCATCAACCGCTTGCTTCCACGCCAGCGCCAGGCCGCCGACCGCCACGGCCAGGCCACCGACCACAGCCACGGTGGGGGTGATGGCACCAGCCAGCGCACGCGCGGCCGGCACCACGCCGCCGAAGGAATCCTTCAGCTGGCCGCCCTGCTGGATGGCGACCATCCAGAACGGCATGCCGCTGACGATGCTGGTGGTGATATCGGTGATCTGCGCCGGCAACTGGCGCATCGCCATCTGGTACTGGCCGGCGGAGATCGCGCCGGGGCCGCGCCCGCGATTGTTGGCCTCGGCCAGGTTGACGGCATTGCGCTGGGTGTTGATGCCGGCCAGGGCGCGGTTGTACTGCTCGCGGCTGATGCGGCCGGCATCCACCGCCGACTGGAGCTCGCGCTCGTCGCGCTCCAACTTCTGAAGCTTGGCCGACGCACCGTCGTATCGGCCCATGACGCCTTCCAAGGAGCGTTGACGCTGCTGCTCAGTGCGGCTTAGCGAGGCTTCCTGCTTGTCCAGCGTCTTCAGCGCGCTGTTGTAGTCCTCGGTGGTGATCAGCCCGCGCGCCATAACCCGGTCGAGCAGGGCCTCAGTGTCGGCCAGCTCGGACATGCTGGCCGCGCCCTGCTGTAGACGGGCATCGAGCTCGGAGATCGAGCGGATCTCATCGGCTACTGTCTTCTGCGCGGCCGCACCGGCGGTGCGAACGCGATTGGCGGTCTCAGCACTGCTGCGGCTGGTCTGATCCAGTGCGCTGGCGGCCTTGTCGGCCCCTTTGGTGGCCGCGTCCAGGCCGGCGCCAGCGGCAGTGCCCGCATCCTTGACCGAGGCCAGACCCCGCTGCAGCACCGGCAGGGCCTTCTGCGCCTGCTCGATGTCCAGGGCGATGCGCATCGCCAGTTCAAGGTTGCGGGTGGCGGCCATTGTTACGTCAGTTCCTTCAGCAAGGTGGTCGCCGGATCACCCCCGGCATAGGCAGCGTTGGTGTCGGTAATGCGCTCACGCCTCTGGCGGCGCTGCTGCTGCTGGACATGGCTCCAGGCCAGCAGGATCTGGCGCTGCGTCATCCGACCGATATCGGCAAAGCAGCGCCCGTAGCCAGCACAGATCAGGTCGGTGAAGACCCGTCCGTAGCCGACTGGCTCACCCTTTTGCCGACGGCGTTGCGCAGCAGCCGGCGCAGCAAAAAATTTCCGTTGGCCTGCCACCACAGCAGCAGCATCTGCTCGCCATCGGTTTCATTGAGCGTTTCCAGCCACGCTTCCTGTGCCCGCACCTCGGCGGCAGCATCCTGGCCCTCACCCGATGCAGGGGCGATGGCGCAGGCCAGAAGGTGCCGAATCAGGTCAGGGTGCGAGAGCAGTACATCGGTGACCTCCAGCATTGAAGGTGCGTCGCGCCCCTCGAAGAGCGGCTGCAGGTCGGCCAGCAGCGGTGCGGCGGCCGGCAGGATCCGGGCACCTTCGAAGAATCCGTACTCGCGCACGATGATGGTCTTGCCGCCGACCTGGCCCTGCTGCTGCGCGGCCAGGATGTCCAGTTCGTCGGCAACTGCCTCCGAATCCGGTGCACCGGATCCGGAGGGCAGCTCAGCCTGGTTGCCGATTCGGGTGGCCATCAGGCGGCATCCACCAGCATGACGCGGGCGTACAGGCCGAAGCGTGGATCGGACTGGCGGACCGGATCGATCTTGGCCTCGCCATTGAGCACGATCTCACCGAAGGTATCGTTGATCAGCGGCAGGGATTCAGCCGCCGGGAACGAAATGCGGTTCACGTCGGCGCGGACGCGCTGGGTGGCACCGTCGACACTGTTGACCGCGTCGAACAGGGCGTAGTACTCCGACTTGCTGCTCTCGAGCACCTTGACCACGCTGTGGGCGGCGTACTGGTAGGTCTTGGCGACCACCGCGGTCTTGGTGGTCAGGAAGGTGATGATGCCGGTTGCGAGATTGACGGTGTAGTCGGTATCAGCCACCAGCGGTGCCGCCGGCGTGCCACCCTCCAGCACCAGCGTGCTGATCGCGGCGTACTCCAGCGCGACCACGTCGCCCGGTTTGACGGCACCGATGGCCTCGTTGGCGGCCGAGCCCGAGGCCAGATCCAGACGCGTGCCATCGGTGGCCAGCGCCAGGTTTTCGGTATTGATCTGACCCAACGTCAGCCTTACGCCCAGGGTGCGCTCGGTGGTCATGGTGGCGGCCACGCCGCGCACACCCGACCAGCTCTCCTTCTTGTTTTCACGGGTGCTGGACATGGCCAGTTCCAGGACGCTGCCGTCATACACCCAGCGCGCCGGCGCGCGGCTGCCGTCAGCATTGCGCAAGCCCAGATACACGCGGCCTTGGAACGAGAAATATTCGGTCTTGGACATGGCTTACTTCGCCTCCTGGGCGATGGCAGCGGCCGGCAGGCTGTTGGCCTTGCGCGACGTGTTGGAGGTGGGATCGGTGTCGGGAGCGTCGATGAAGCCCTGCTCAACCGCCCAGGGCACCAGATCGGCGGGGATCTCCACTGTTTCGCCGGCGGCAATGGGCTTGCGCGACAGCGTCAGGCCCGGCTTCTTGATCGTGTACTTCTGGGTGGTCATCGCGGGATCTCAGGTTGAAGAAGGGCTTGGGTCTTCCATACGTCGACCCACAGCGCGATAGCGGCGTCGTAGTCCTCGAGGTTGCCCTCGATGAGCTGGCAGGCACGGCCACCGGCAATGGGCGGCGTCCAGCCCAGCAGCGGCTGGCGAACCTTACCCAGCAGGATCCGGAGTTCATCGATCACCTGGGCGCCGCGCTGTTCGCGGTAGTTGCGGCCCACGGTCACCACCGCAAAGTTCACTTCGACCAACTGCGCCAGGCGCGTCTGCTGGCCGGGAAGCGAAGCGCCGGTCTTGGTCTCCAGCGGCATCTCGCGGGCCAGCAGCACGTAGCAGCACGGCGCAGGGAAGTCGCGCAGCGCCTGAACGGCGGCGTAGTCGGCGCTGCCCTGCACCTGACGCAGTTCCTTGTCGCTGACGCCCTGACGGATGCGATCGCGCACCAGGCCAATGTCGAAAGGCTGCGTGCTCACCGGCCGTAGTCCTGCAGGGTGCGGTGGCTGAACTCCCGCGGCGGTGCACAGACCTCGGGGGCGCCACCGCTCGGCGCCGGCAGCGGATCGTCCTCGCCAAGGCTGAACTTGCCATCGCGGACCATCTCCAGAAAGCGCAGCGCTTCCTTGTAGTCGCGCACCACCGGATCGGTGCGTTCCTCGGTGTTGACCCTATCCTTGTGCAGCAGGTAGCGCGCGATCCAGCGCCCCCAGATGGACACGTTCCCCGGTACCGGCGCCGGCAGCGGCACCGGATAGGGCTTGGGTTTGCGCATGACCAGGTAGCCGTTGATCACACCATCAGCGTCGTCCAGGGCACGCTGCACGTGCGCGGCTGCCTCATCGGCGATCGCCACATCGGCCGGGTCGAAGGCGCTGCGATCGCTGCCGAGCAGCGTGGCATCCATCAGCGCATCGTCCACGATCGGATAGCGCTCCGGCGTGGCCACCTGCGCCAGTTCCTGGGCGAGCTTGGCCGCCGACAGCAGTGCGAGCGTGCAGTAGGACATGGCTGCCGGTTACTCCAGCTCTTCCGGGGTGGCCGGTTTGTCGCCGAGAACGCCAGCATCCTGGTAGTCCTCGGCCTCGTCCCAGGTCATCTCGATCCACGCCGGCGGCTTGACGACCACGCCGTTGTGCTTGAACGGGCTGAGTACTTCGAAGCACCAGGTGTTCGGCGCGTCGACTTCGCCATCTGTAGAGGTGGCAGGCGCAGCAACAGCGTCGAGAGACGCAGCATCAGGCGAAGACGTACCCTCTTCGGCGCCGGCGGCCTGGCCCGCTTCCGGGTCGTCAGGCGGCAGATGATCGACGGCAGCAACATCGGTTGCAGAGGCGACCGTGTCGGCGGACTGCAGTTCGCCGCGGCCTTCCTCCGGTACCGAGCCGTCCTGCGCCGGCGACGCGTCGGCAGCATTCTCTTCCGTGACGTCCGGCCCATCGGCCGGCTTGCCGTCCTGGACGGTCTTGGGTGCGCTGGGCGGCGCAGTGCGGGGCTTAGCCACGACGAGATCTCCGAATAGGTGTGGTGCCGTGCTCTCCGGCTGTCACGCTTGGTTTTGCTGTGCTGCGCACGGCCAGGTCCCGCGTTCGCCTGGTGCTGCCGCTCGCTGGGTTGTACGGGTCAGCGGCAGCTCTGCGCGGGCGATCCTTCGCCGGCTGCCTTCATCACGCTGCGGGCGCGCCTGCGTTCTGGATCAGGTAGCCCGCGACCATGCCGCTGAGCACCGGAGTGCGGTTGTTGTTGACCGGGTGTATCCAGGACTGGCGGTTTTCTTCGCGATAGGCCTGACGCACGTTCGGTTCGCCAGCCATGCTGTAGGTGTAGCCATAGCTCGGTCGCGCGCGGTTGCGGCGGTTGCCGCCGCTCGGCGGGGCCACGAACGCCAGGATCACGTCCTGCCCCCAGACATCGCCCAAGTCATCATCCTGACCAGTAGCCACCACCGCCTCACCAATGTAGATGTTCTGGATTTCCCACATCGACGCCAGGATCTGGGTGGTCAGCGCATTGAAGCCGCGATGCTTGAGGTAGTCCTGGATCTTCGGATTGGCCTTGGCAGCTTCGAATGCCGCCGCCGACAGAATCGCGGTATTCGGCCGCATACCGATGCTGGAACGAATGGCTTCCTTACCGACGCCAATATCAGCAGTCGGATCACCAGAAGCGCCGCGCCAACGATTGACGCCCACCAGAGCGACCTTGTGTTCGTTGTCGTAGTTGGCCGCGTTGCGCGCCACGTCAGCGCACTCACACTCGTGTTCCAGCTCCATGATGTCCAGGACGATATCCACCGCGTCCTGCGAAGCGTCCAGGCCGGGGCCGTTGGCCGCCTCATTGGCGGTTTCATCCGGAACCACCGCCTCCAGCGCTGCAGGAATGATGGCGTAGGGCTTGCCCTGGTAGCCGAACTGGACGCGCTTGGTGGCTTCGCCCGGTGCGCGCTTGGTGTTGTAGCGACGGAAGCCTTCCTTGCCGAACGTCAAGATCTGACCGCCAAAGGTGGCCACATCAACGCGCGGGAAAAGGAACTGGCCAACGTTGCCGGGGCGGACGTAGCCGAGTGCATGGGTGGTCAGGATCGGATCGATGATGCGGGCCTGACGGAGAGTCTGCTGGGACATGGAAGGTCTCTCTGCGAGATGGTGAGAACGATGGGCGGCGACAGACGCGGCCGAGATCAGCCAGTGGTCACCGGTGCGTTGGGGATCAGGAGCACTTCGACGCGGTCACCATCTGCCGTGGCGAGCTGCAGTGCCTGAGCAACGGCAACGCCGGTAGTGCGAGCAATGAGTTTTCCAGCAGCCCCCACCTGCAGGTAGGCACCGTCGGCAAACGCGCCGCCGGCAGTGGCGATGCTGGTACCAACCACATCAACTGGCACCCGGTCGCCTACCCCGCCACTGGAGTTGGTCACGCCGAAGGCGTTGCCACCGGCGGTTGCGTACTTTCCGTCACGGCCGACGATGCGCTCGGCTTCCAGGGCGGCGGCCGCGATGACAGCCAGGGTGAGCAGCGAGATTTTCTGAGTCATGGTTCTGCGCTCCAGCGCGAGGAATGAGTTGAGGAACTGCGTTTGGATGCGTCAGGAAACCGCTTTGACCGCCGTGAGGTAGTCCACTCCCGCGTGGGTACGCTGGTAGTCCAGGGCCTTGTTGTGCAGCGCAAGCCGTGCTGGGTCGACCTGGGTGCCAGCCGGTGCTGCGAAGTTGGCCGCGCCCGCTTCAATACCCTCACCAGCAGACTTCTCGCTGAAGTCCACCGCCTTCGGCAGGCTGGTCAGCAGCTCGCGCAGCACCGATTCGGCCGGCTTGGATACGGTCGTTTCGCCCTCGGCGAAGTTCAGCGGCTCCTTGCCATTGGGTTGAGCCAACAGCAGTTCCACCACGGCCGGCTGCTGGCGCGGCAGCAGCTTGCCTTCCTTGACCAGGCCTTCGGCGAACGCAACCGCGTCTTCGCGTCGCGCGGTCTGTTCACGGGCAGCGAGGGCCTTCTCACGAGCGTCCAGGGTGGAAGCCTGCTGGTCGAGCTGCTGCTGACGCTGCGCCTGATCGGCGTTGTGCTGCTGGGACATGGGGTCGATCTCCGATTTGACCTGTTCACGAGTGAGAGGCGTTGCCTGGACGGGCGCAGGCGCATCTAAGGCGCTGCGCGGGAACTGGGTGAGCAATGGCGACGCGAAGAGGGCCGACGTGCGCGAGTTGTCGTCATCGCGTGTGCTGCTTTCGATGCCGCGGATCTGCCAGTCCGGAATGACCTGGTCAGCCGTCTCCAGGCCCTGGGTATCAATCAGCCAGTCGCGGAAGCGACGGAACAGATCCGTCAGCGTCCAGCCCAGCGGCGCCAGCGACATGGCAAAGCAGGCAGCGTCATCGCCGTCAGCGAACGAGGCCGACTTGAGTCCCTTTACTGCCGGCGGCTGTGCGCCCAGGAAGCCGATGTGGCGCAGGTAGTACTTGCCCGGCGTCGGGTTGCCCGGCGAATCGGGCATGAAGATGGAGGCGCTGATCTTCTTGAAGCGGCCGTTGTTGGCCAGCTCCGCGAAGGCGGGATCGACCTGGTGCGGTTCGGCCATCAGGAGGCCATCCTTGGCCAGAAGCGCTTTGCCCCAGCCATAGGCCGGATCGTCGGTCTTGGGATGGCCCACCACGATGGGCGCTTCGTGCAGCGCCGGGTCGTAGCTGTCGGCGATCTGCTGCACATCCGCTTCGCTGAAGGTCAGCTCACGGCCGTCTTCGGCAACGTGCGTTCCGGCTTTGAAGATCTGCAGGGGGGCGGCGGGCTGGTTCATGCCGCCAGTTTTCCCGTACAGCCGTCTCATGTATTGGGACCGCGGTCCGCATGAAACTTCCCGCGCTGATGCACATTGCGCATGCAGTGATCGGCTCGCGCACAAACTCGCACCCACGCGGGCCGCTATGGCGTGTCAGACACCATGCGGGTGTGGGTGACGTCCGAGTGTGGCAGCGCGGCTGTAGCGGCGCGCAGAGCGCTGCTTATGCGCGCGCTATTTGAAGGCGCCGCCCACGTGGTCTTGGGCAATATCCAGCAGCTCTTTCTCATCCTCGCGACTGACGCCAAGCCAAGGGCGAGCAGCGATGGTGTTCGTGTAAGCGGGCATCGTGATCGAGCGCTTGTAGCGCGCATTCTTGCGATTGGCTTTGACGAACCTGCTACCGCCTTTGCCAGTCTTCAAGTGGATCTTGGCAGGACGTGCCGCGTGACGGATGGTGCCGCCGAACTGATGGATGGCGCCATAGGGCGCATTGGTGCCAACCAGGACGGCCTCATTCCCATCCGTTTGCCACGATGCCATGTCGCCGAGCATGTGGAAATCAAACTTCAGAATCGGGACGCCAGGGCGCTTCTTCTGCTTCCAGCGCTTGTAGCTTGGCTCCAGTGCACGCCATCGCTGTCCGGTCGGGTCACGCTCCTTTTTGGCTCGCTCGCGTGTCGACCTCAGCAGGTACTCGCCCCAGTCTCTCAGGATCAGTTGCCGGGCTTCACCCTCCAGCTGGCGCAGCGCATCAGCCAGCGCGGGTGTTGCCGAATCCAGGGTGACTTCGAGCTGCGCCATCAGAGTGCTCCCTGCAGCAGCTGCAGCGTGCCATCGGCGACGCTGCGCTTGAGATCAGAGGGCATCAGCATCTGCAGCTGGGGCTGGATGGTGCTGACGCCCGTTTCCGAGATGGCCACGTCGACCACCATGAAGGCCGGGCGCCCCACCGTAAGGACATAGCGCAGGTGGCCTGCGGCCACGTCCAGAAGGATGGCCACCGCATCGAGCAGGCGAATCGGTAGCTCGGCCGCGGCGATGGCCACTGCGCCAGGTCGCGTGATGGGAAGTTGCTCGGCCAGCACCGCGAAGGCCGCCGTCGCTGGGCGAACGGCGGCGCGCTGCAGCTGCGACACCAGCCCGGGAGACAGTGCGCCGGCCAGGTAGCGAGCAGCGTGCGCGGCATCAGCGTCAATGCTGGCCAGCCAGCTGGCGTAGCCGGCCTGCAGCGCGTCCCTGGCGCGCGGCCGCGCCAAGGCCTGGGCGGCACTGGTGGCAGCGGGCGCCGCTGGCAGCCGCGCGCCCGTCTCTAGTGCATTCTGCAAAGCGGAGGTCAGTTGCCCGGTCAGCGATGGCGGTGTTGCCGGACCACCACGGCCACTGGGCCAGTGATCGGCCGTAGCACCTGGCGCATAGCCGAAGCCAGGATCGACGCCTGCCGGCGTCAGCACCGTGCGCGGCCCACCGGGACTGCGCTGCCCGACCATCACCGACTGCATCACGATCTCGGGGGCCGTGTCGGGACCGTCCTTGCCCAACCGGCGTAGGTCGCGCTCGTTGAGCGCCTCGACATAGCACTGGCAGCCCCAGCCGTTGGCTGGATAGTGGTAGCGCCACCACGGATCGTCATGGCGCAGCACCAGGCCATTCCAGGACACGTGCAGCGGCCGAGGGTGCTCGACGGCATCGTTGTGGTTGTAACGCCAGAACGGCCGCACCTTGATCAGCTGCTGCAGCTGAGCCCAGCGCCCGGCGTTGTAGCTCTGGCGCAGGTTGGTCTCGTAGATCACCCGCGAGCGCCAGTTCCGACCGCCCTTGTAGTCCCAGCCATGCGTAGCCACGATCCGGTCGAAGTCTTCGCGGAACTGCTGCAGCGTGCGGCCTTCGGCGATGACACGGTCGATGGATTGCCGGAAGTCGGCCAGCAGTGCGTCGCGGTTGGCGCCAGCCACCATGAAGCTGGTGTCATGCTCGGCTTCCCAGACGTCCAGGTAGCTCTCGGTGAGCACGCTCTTCTTGCGACGGAAGAACTCGATCTGCTCCTGGAACGGCAGTTGGGCGTAGGCAACGCCGGCCATTGATCAGTCTCCCGCGCCCTGGACGTCGGTACGGCCGGCCAGCGTCGCTACCGTCATCGCATCGGCCATCACCAAGGCGTAATCGTCCAGGGTCATGTTCGGATGCAGCTCGAACAGGCGGTCGCGCAGCTGCTCCAGCGAATCGACCTCATCGACCAGCTGGCGGATCTGCTCCACCCAACCAGCACCGAGGGGCGACAGTTGCCGATCAAGCTGCTGTCCCAGGCCGACGGCAGGATCAGGCGCCTTTGGGGTGCTGTCGGCAAAGGCTGCCGGATAGTGCCGGCGCAGCAGGCTACCCACCGTGCCACCAGCATCAGCGAACTGCGGCCCATCGATCGCGGTCGGTACCGCAGGCGGATCCTGCGGCGCCTGGACAGGCTCGTAGTTATCCCCATAGGTCTGGTCCATGTAGACCTGCTTGGGCCTGTAGCCCAGGTCGAGGATCTTCTTGTCGCGGCTGGCAGTGGCATCCAGATCCTCCGGCTCTTCCGTGACGCGGTAGACCCGTGGGATGGCCGCGCCAGGGAAGTTCCATTCGGTGAGCCAGCGCGCCGGCCCCTTGTTGAAGGACTCGCACACCAGGTCGGCATCGGAGGTGATGATGTCGCGGCGCACTTCGCGCTGCAGCTGGTCGTTACCCAGCTTGCCGGGTGTGCCCTGGGTGCTGGCGGTCTGGCCCAGCACCACCTTCTGGATGGTGGCATCCATGTAGTCCTGCAGGGCCTTGTAGTCGGCCGTGCCACTGCGCCCGGCCTCCAGCAGCGCCAACTCCATGCCCTTGGGCATGATGATGCCGCTGTCGGTCTGGATCGCGCGCGTGGCCTGCAGCAGCTTGGCCTTCTCCGGATCGGTCGCCTCGCTGTCGTACTTGCCCACCGCGGTAGGCATGCCGAACTTCTCCAGGAAGATCAGCCAGAACTTGAGACCGTTGCGCTTGAACAGCACCGGCCAGTACAACCAGTGCGCCAGGCCCAGGCCATACGGCTCATCGTCATGGTCAGCGCCGGAGCAGAAGTTCCAGAAATACGGTGCGAGTGCCGGCACGCCCTCGGTCATCTGCGTCTGGGTGAGCAGGCGCAGATCGCCTTCCTTGCCGTAGCGGAAGCGTCGGCGATTGCGGACCTTGATCGCCTCCAGGCCGATGCGGGTGCCGTCGACCTTGTACAGCAGCTCGGCCACGCCATAGCCGTAGAACACGCCAAACAGCATCTTGCGGGTGACGTTGTCCCAGCCGATGCCGTGCAGCTGCTCCTGCAGATACTCCGCGGCCTGGCGGTCGATGCGCTTCTCGCCACCGGGCTCCACCTGCCATTCGCAGGCCACCACCGAGTCCTGGCGCGATCCGAAGGTGGTCTTCACCTCCGGATCGGACAGCACCTGCTCGTAGATCTGCAGGTCATAGCCACCCCGATTGCGCAGCACACTGTCAAAGGGCAGCAGCAGCGGCCCGGTGTAGCCACGGGTGATGTCGATGCCATCGGCGGTGGTGGCAATCTCGCGGCCGATCTCTGGGGGGGCGGTGGTCATGCGAATCCTCCAAAATCATTGCCGCCGCTGACGGTGCCGAAGGCATCATCGGTCACGACGGTGGCCACGCCTTCGGCTCGGCCGTCGCCGATGTAGGCCCGAGCGCCGGCCGCCTTGAACTCGATGGGAACCGAGGTGACGTGGTTGAGCGCAGCAAACTGCATCAGGACGCCGGCGATCGCGCCGTCGCCGTGACGGACCAGCTCCGGATCCTGCAGGTCCTTCCGCTCAAGCCGCGGCACCATCGGGATGCCGTCGACGTACTCCACGGCCCGATGGTCGTCCTCCAGCGATGCGTCCCTGGGAACGGTGATGAATCCGTCTTCGAACAACGCGATGTACTTGGGCATCCATTCGCCGTACCACGGCCGCGACAGGGTGACCTCATGGATCGGGCCGCCGCTGTAGCGCCCCGTCTCCGCATCGAGCTCGGCCCGGCCGTAGCGGTCGCCGGTGTATTCCATCAAGGTCTGGCCGGGACCTGTGGCGTCGCCAGCGAACGACCAGCGGCCAGAGAATCCTTCCTTCAGCGCGTCCAGCAGCGCCCACAGGATCTGCTCCTGCTGGCGGGTGGGCGCGTTGGCCATCTCTATCAGGAACGGCACGTCCCGGCGCAGATCCTGACTGACCTTGGCCGGCTTGATTACCGAGAAGTGGCGGTGGCGCGCGAAGTCCATGCCGATCGCCCAGCGCCCGGTGAAGCCGGCGCTCGCAGCGCGCAGCGTCGGCAGCAGTGTGGTGGCGATCCAGACCGAGCACCAGATCTCGCGTTCCTTCTCCGAGCGCTTGGGGAAGTCGTCATCGAAGACCAGGCGCAGCACAGGCCGGGCCTCAGGCATGGCTCGGTCGATCCAGACCGAGGGGATGGCCGAGCCATCGCCATCGCGCGGGATGACATCCAGTTCCTCACGCATGGCGGCCTTGCGCGGGCCATAGGCCGAGCGGATGGCGGTGTACCACTCCTTCTTGCCCTCGGCGGTAGCCGCCTTGCCACGCATCGCGCAGACCCGCTCGTACAAGCCGTTGGCAACAGCATCATCGAAGCTGATGCGGATGACCCCGGCCTTCTTGCCGTAGCGACCGGCCTGAACGTCCTGCACCAGCTGATTGAATGGATTCTTCTTGCCGCGGTGAGTGGACCACACGCGGATCCGGCCACCCCAGATCAGCAGCGCGGTGGCCGATTCAAGCACCTTGGCCACGTCTTTGTGCAGCGCCGCTTCGTCCAGGTCGACCACGCCCTGTAGGCCGTGGATGTTCTCCGGGCGCGATGACAGTGCCGTGATACGGAAACCACTGGCGAAGCGAACCCGGAATGCCTGGATCTGCCGGCTGGTGCCATCGGGCTGCTGGTCCTGGAAGATGTGCTGCTCGATACGCGAGGCTTGGCCCTGGGCAATGATCGGCGCGAACTTGGCCACATAGCCAATGAACTCCAAGCCCTTTTCCTTGGTGTCGGCCATGTACCACACGTTGTCGCCGCCGGCGTCCTTGGCCGAGGCGGCGGTGATGGTGTCGCTCAGCGCCTGGGCGAAGGTGATGCCAGTACGGCGGCCCTTTTCGCAGACCGCGATATCCAGCCCCTCCTGCATCCGGATCCATTCGGACTGATGGGCCATCAGCACGCCGGCCTTGCTCGGATCGAAGTTGGCCGAGATCGAGCGCACGCTCTCAGGCAGCTCATCCCAGTCCAGGACGCGCTCGGTATCCGGCAGGGAACCCAGTGCACTCACTTAGCCGACTCCATGCAGCACCCTGTTGCGCCAGAACTCCACGCCCTCAGCGTCCAGTCCCTTTGCCCGTGCAGCCTCCTCGACCCGGCTGGCCGCGTCGATCAACGCCTTCTGGCGGATTTCGCGGGCCCATTTCTCGCGCACGATGGAAGAGCGGGTCAGCTCGGCAATGGCCTTGGCCGCCTTGCTGTACAGCGCAATGCGATCGGCGGGGGAAATGCTCTCATCGTCCTGATCGGCCGCTTCCTGGAACTGCAGCAGCGCTTCGAACAGGTCGGTCTGCAGCAGGCCCAGCAGTGCACTGCCGCGCTCGGCGGCATTATCCGGCGCCTGCTCGGCCACCAGCTTCATTGCCTCGGTGCTGGCACTGATCGAGGCCAGGCGGCGCTTGAGCCGCTTGGCGCGTTCGTTGACGGTGGTCTTGCTGATCTCATAGCCCTGCTCGCCGAGCCATTCGGACAGCGAGATGCTGCCGCCGAAGGCATTGGCGACCAGGCGCCGATCCAGCTCGTCGCGCACCTCGGCCGGCAATCGGTCGATCTTGCTCACGGGAGGCATGGGATCACCAGTACTTCGGCGGGCGGGCGATGCCAGGACCGCAGTCGATGCTGTACTCGACGATGTCCACACCGTGGCGGGTCAGCTCCGCAGACCACGGCCCGGAGGGGGATTTGGTGATGTCGATCAGGCGACGGGTGTCCAGGTAGTCCAGCTCACGACGAACTTCCAGCGCAGTGGCATCCGGGTACATGTCCTGGGCGGCGCCGGCCAGGACCGCTTCACCGATCGGATAGGGGCGTGAGCGATCCAGCACCAGCAGCATCAGCCAGCGCAGCTGCTCCCGGCGCAGCTTGCCCAGATCCGGGCCTTGATTTCCGTGACTCACGGCGTGTTCCCCTTGCTTTGCATGTTCGTGATCTTCGAGGCCACTGCATCGAGCTTTGCCTCGATGACGCTCTGCCCGCGGGCATAGTCCTCGCGGCGGACGTATTCCTTCGCAACTTCCAGGCGGAAGTCGGTGAGGTGGCTCTCAACCTCGCGCCAGCGCTTGCTGTCGTTGATCAGGATGGCCAACTGCTGATCAGTGCGTTGCTGCAGTTGGTTGACCAGCCAGCGGCCGCCGGCGATCAGGCCGCCGAGCAGCGTGATGCCGATGCCGGCGAACCACACCAGGTAGAGCGGCTGTACTTCAACGATCATGGGGAGGCCTCGGCGGGGGCGTGCTGTCCGGTGAGGACTCCGATGACGCGTTGGCAGGCCTGGACGTGGTTGTTGGCGTCGTGCCCGACTTGAACAAGATCGCCCGCAACCTCTGTTCGTAGTTGGGCGCTCTCATCACGTTCGACGGCGCCAGAGACGGCTTGGGACAGGCGGGCGGTGTGACAAGTGGCGAGGTCGTCGCGCAGCCTGAGCTCGCCAGAATGCACGTCAGCCACAACAGCAGCAGGGATGGACGCGGACGCCTCCCGATCATCTTCATGGTCGTCTCCGATCTTGGCCATTTCAGTGGCCTGGGTGTGCTCGGTGGTGCGAGCACTGCGCTCGCTTTCCAGCTGCGATTGAAGCGTGGTCACGCGCTGCTGCGCCCTGGTATCACGGGCCTGCGCGTCCAGGGCATTGCCGCGATAAAGGAGTGCTGCGGCAATGGCCACCAGCAGGAGCACCAGCAGCAGGGCGACCGTTGCGATCAGGGGGCGGATCATCAGTACCGGCCCTCGCACATCGCACGCTCAGCGGTGCGGCGGCGCTCCAATCCCTTATAGGACTTGCCGCCGGCATTGGCCCAGTTGCTCAGCTGGGCACATGCAAGGTCCCAGCGGCCTTGGTTTGCATATACACGGATTCGCGGCTGACGGCCGTTGCGCAGCGTGCACAGGCCGTCCTTGACCCCAGCGCCACCCGGACCGACGTTGAAGGCGAACGACGTCAGGGCGGCCGCCTGGTAGTCCGTCATCGGCATCTTGATGCAGCTCTGGACGGTGTTCCAGGCGACGCCGAGGTCCGACTGGAGCAGACGCTCGCATTCGGCGCGGGTGTAGGTGCGCTGTTCTACCTTGGCCGTATGGCCGTAGCAGACCGTCAGCTTGCCGACAACATCACGATAGGGCTGGGCCGAGTAGCCCTCGAAGGGCTGCACCAACCCGAGCAGCAACGCCAGCATGGTTGCCAGCATTCCGCCCGCGATGGGCAGTGCCTTGTTACCGGGTTGCTCTGCTGCCATGCGCCATCTCCAGGGAAAGATGGCCGACGGGCAGACGAGGATGCCCGCCGGCCAGGTGCGCCATGCGCACACCAAACCGATGGGCAGAGTTTCAGTTTCTATTGGATCAGAGTCTTGGGACCGCGGTCCGCATGATCACTGGGGAATGCTGGTAGTGCGACCAAGCCAAGAGGCTAATCGCCTTTTGGCCTATGCGCCTCCCACCAACTATTGGCAGACGCGGGCGGCGGTGCTGTCGGCCTTTCAGGTTGAACGGCAGGGGCCACCCTCGAAGGGGAGGTCAAGGTCGTCGGGGGAGCCTCAACGATACGAACTTCTACACCCCCGCATCGCTTGGCAGCGAAGGCACTTTGCAGCTGAGATCGCCGTTCTATCGATGTCCTCTTGGCTTCATTTCGTTCCATGACATTCCCAATCCCAAAGTCCCCCAGAAAGCTCGCAACGGACATACCACTGAACTTCGCCTGCTGCTCTACCTGCCGATCAAAGGCGTCAACCTTGGACAGTTCAATCCGAATCTGCTCACAAGAATAGTTCAACGTCTCGTAGCCAGTTAACGGCTGCAACCGGCCATAGCGTTTGGTGGCACAGCCGCTGACAGATATCACCAGCACTGCGCCAGCAATAGCGAGCACTTTCCACTTCATGTTTTCCCCCTGGTTGATTTGCTCTTACGCCACATCACTCTGACGAGTCGTGCTTTTTCGTTTTGAGTTCCGGTTTCGACTGGGCGAACGCAGCGCTTGTTTTTTCCAGAGCCACCTTCGCGTCTTCAGGACTGTTCCGGTAGTTGTTCAGCAGCATCGCCTCGCGACTTGTCAACTGCACCCCTTCTCCTGATGCGCCCATGCCGGTGAGAAGCCAGAGCGGCTGAGTACCGAATAGCAGATTCAATTTAACGAGCAGTTCGACCTCTATTGGACGCGTTCCCGCCTCGTACCGGATGAGCGTGGTTCGCCCGATGCCGAGCAGCTCAGCGAAGTCCTTCTGGCTTCTATCGCCCCGGATCAACCGAAGCCTTTCGCCGGTGTCGCGCCGGCTGTCGTTCTCTGAGTTTCCGTCAGTCATTTTGTTCCCGATCGGGTATTGACAAGTGTTCCCGAACGGGAACATCATTACTTCCACTGGCAGCGCCTACAGCAGCCAACCAATGGAACAAGGATCAAAGGATACACGCGATGAGCGAACCCGCCCCCAGCCTGGATCTTCACCTCAAGGTCCGCACTGCCTTCGTCAGCAAGGGAACCAGCCTGCGCGGCTGGTGCGTGGAGAACGGCGTCCCGCCGCAGAACGCCCGAGACGTCCTCATTGGGCGCTGGAATGGCCCGAAGGGTCAGGCCCTGCGGCGCAGGCTACTGAAGGCCGCCGGCCTGGGGGCCTCGGCATGAACGCTCCCGGCCGCCCCTTGGACGAGGTTTCCACCCGCGAACTGGAGCTGCTGCTCGCCTCAGCCCGCGACCAGTACGCCACCGCCGTCAACAATTGGCAGCGGGCCGTCGAGTCGGACGAGCCGCTGGCCAACACCCTGCCGCTGGCTGGTGCCGTGGACGCAGCCGACCGCCGCGCCGTCCGGATCCTGAAGGAGCTGGCGCGCCGCCAGCAGGACGCTGCGGCATGAGCGAGCAAAGCATCTTCGCCCGCCTGCTGTTCGCCCTGGCCGGGCACAGCCGCACCGGCCTGCGCCTGAAGCCGATCGCCGACGGCATCGGCGAATCCCCCAGCACCACGCTGCGCAACCTGCAGCGCCTGGCCGAAGACGGCCTGGTCGAACGCTCTCCCTTCGACCAGGACAACTGGCGCCTATCCCCCCGAATTGTCCAGATCGCCTTGGCTCATCAAGCAGAGGTGGCTCGTGAAGAGCGGCAACTGGACGACTTCAAGAACCGCTACAGCCGTAGCCCCAACTGATGACGAGGATCGAAATGGCAGAGAAGCAACCCAACAAGCGCGGCGCCAAGCCGCTCGCCCAGGCCGAGCCGGCTGTCCAAGATCTGGACGCGGACAAGCTGGCCGACCGCAGCCAGGAGCTGGTCACCCTTGGTGAGCACCAGAGCGAGGTGGTGGACCAGTTCGGTGACGGCCTGCCGTGGCACCCGGACCACTACGAGAACGCCATTCGCAGCGAACTGCGCCGGGGCTGCGAAGCCTTCTTGCGTGCCGGCCGCTATCTCGTTGTGGCTCGGGAGTGCTCAGAGCATGGGGAGTGGCTGGGCATGCTTGGCCGGCTCGGTCTGGGGCCGGACACTGCCCAGCGCATGGTGCTGGCAGCACGCCGTCTAGCCAAAGTTCCAAATGCCGCGACGTCGCGGCATTTGGTTGATGCAGCCAAGTCCGAAAGCAAGCTGATCGAACTGCTCTCCCTTCCCGAGGAACAGTTCGCGGAACTGGCAGAGAAGGGCAAAACGGAAGGCCTGTCGCTGGACGACGTCGAATCCATGACGGTTCGCGAACTGCGCGCGGCTATTCGCGAAGCCCGTGCCGATGCCGACGCAAAAGATCAGCGCATCAACAAGTTGAGCGATGATCTGAACAAGGAGTCTGAGAAGACCCTCAAGGCCCAGCACCGCTGGAAGGCCGCCACCGCCGACGAGAAGCTGGTCGCACTCAAGCAGTCGGTCACCGAAGCCGAGCAGAACGTTCTGGCTGCCATCGGCAGCGAAGGCAGTGGCCTGCGCGCCTCCTTCCAGGCGTTGGCCGACTTCGCCTGTGACAACCACGTCGAAGAGGACGCAGCACGGTTCCTGAGCGACGTGATTGGCCGCCTCCTCACGTCGGTGCGCATCGCCCGCGACGATGAGGATCTGGCCATCGCGATCCCCGTCACCAACGACGCGGGGATCTGACGTGTCCGAGGTCCTCATCCAGGCTGCGGCCAGCCAGTTGCTGGCGGCGCCGCACGGCAGCAAGGGGCGCATTGCCTCCGCGCTGGCCGAGCAGCTGGGATGCTCGGTCCAGACCGCCTACCGTCACCTGTCCAAGGTGACGGCGGCTCTCAAGCCCCGCAAGCGCAGGTCCGACGCGGGCGAACTGTCCCTCACCCGCGATGAAGCCGCCTCTATCGCGGCCCTCGTGGAGGAAACCCGTCGCTTGACCGGTACCGGCGCATTGCCGGTTGAAGAAGCCGTGGATGCCTTGCGCGCCAACGGCAAGATCGAGGCGATGCGCGTAGACAAGGGTACCGGCGAGGTGGTGCAGCTGAGCACCTCGGCGATCTGCCGTGCCATCCGCCACTACGGTTTCCACCGTGATCAGCTGGCAGCAGCAACACCAGCTGCACGCCTGTCTTCTCCGCATCCCAACCACCTGTGGCAGATCGACGCCTCGGTCAGCCGGCAGTTCTACCTGGCCGATGACGGTACGCGGGTGATGGACAAGCGCGAGTTCTACCGCGGCAAGCCAGGAAACTTCACCAAGATCGCCGAACGGCGGCTGTGGCGCTATGCCATCACCGACCATGCCAGCGGCGCGATCGAGCTGTTCTATGTGCTGGGCGCCGAAAGCAGCGCCAATCTGCTCTCGGCACTGATCCATGCGATGACCCGTCGCGAGATCGGCACGATGCACGGCGTTCCCAAACTGCTGATGATGGATCCGGGCAGCGCCATGACGGCCACCAGCACCAGCAGCTTCCTGGCGGCCTGTGGCATCGAGCCGATCATCAACGAGGTCGGTAATGCACGCGCCAAGGGTCAGGTGGAGAACGCGAACTACCTGATCGAAACGCACTTCGAGGCTCTGCTCAAGCTGCGCGCCCCGGTCACCAGCCTGGAAGAAATCAACACCCTGGCCCAACAGTGGGCTCAGGCCTACAACGCCACGCGCACCCACACCCGAACCGGCTACACCCGCCGCGATGGCTGGTTGCGCATCACCCCGGACCAGCTGCGCCTGGCCCCGGCGGTGGATGTGTTGCGGCAGCTGGCCACCAGCGCGCCCAAGGCCTGCACCGTGCGTGATTGCATGATCCGCTTCCGTGCGCAGCAGTACGACGTGCGTGGCGTGCCCGGCCTGATCAACGGCCAGCGCGTTGACGTGGTGGTCAATGCTCTGGATCCTGACGGCAGCGTGCGTGTGCTGATGCGGGGCACGCAGGATTGCGCGCCTGTGCACTACATCGCTCCACGCATCGGACGCGACGATTGGGGCTTCCTGGACAGCGCCGCTGAGGTGGGAACCGAGTATCGGACGGCTCCGGAGACGCCGGCCGACGCTGCTCGCAAGGAACTGGACCGGCTGGCTATGCAGGTGCAGACAGATGCCGAGGCAGCAGTGGCGCGCAAGGCCAAGCGTGTGGCCTTCGGGGGCCAGGTTGATCCCATGAAGCACCTGCGAGAGGCCAACGTAGCACCGAGCCTGCCGCGGTCGGGCCGCATCGCCCAGGTGGATGCACCGCAGGTGCTGGCCGCCCAGCACATTGAGCCCGCACCGATCCGGGCCGAGCTGCCGCCACTGAACCATGTGGAAGCGGCCATGCGCCTGAAGCCACTGCTGGAGGCGGCGGGTTCGGCTTGGACGGCGGATCACTATGCCCGCACCGCCCAGCGCTGGCCGGAAGGCCTGCCTGTGGATCAGGTCGAATCCTGGGCGCAGACCCTGGCAACGCCTGAGCGTGGCGGTCTGCGCCTGGTGGAAGGAGGTGCCGCATGACGCTGCGTCTGAAGCGCCTGCTCACCGAGGCCGGCATCAAGCAGGGAGACCTGGCCAGCGCTGCAGGCCTGAGCCGTCCGGCCCTCAATGCCTTGATCAACCACGGCCAGCTGCCCACCAGCTGCGATCCGGCAGCGGTGCGCGCTGCCATCAGTTCCTGCCTGACCCAGCACGGCGTGACCGACGCCCACTGGCATGAAAAGGAGGGGCCGACGTGCGGGGTCACGCCAGCCCCGGTTTCCCCACCGCAAGACACCGATAACGACAACGACATTCACGACGAGGAAGATCCCATGCTACTGCGTTTTCAGGCTTTGACTCCACAGGCCAAGCGTCACTTCGGCCTCACCAGCAATCCCTTCGCCGATCCGACCAGCGCCGAAGAGGTGTTCCTGTCGCCGGATATCCGCTATGTCCGCGAAAGCATGTACCAGGTGGCCCGCCACGGCGGCTTTGCTGCGGTGATCGGCGAAAGTGGCGCTGGCAAGAGCACGCTGCGCGAAGACCTGGTCGATCGCATCCAGCGCGAAGAGCAGGCGGTCATTGTGATCCAGCCCTACGTTCTGGCCAGCGAAGGCAGCGATGCGGTGGGCAAGACGCTGCGCAGCCACCACATCGCCGAGGCGATCATGGCCGCCGTCGCGCCGCTGGCCAAGCCCAAGAGCAGCCCCGAGGCCCGCTTCCGCCAGCTGCACGAATCGCTGCGTGACAGCGCCCGCGCCGGCCACAGCCATGTGCTGGTGATCGAGGAGGCCCACAGCCTGCCGCTGCCGACGCTGAAGCACCTCAAGCGCTTCCGCGAGCTGAAAGACGGCCTGCGCCCGCTGCTGTCGGTGATCCTGATCGGTCAGCCTGAGCTGGGCGTGAAGCTCTCCGAGCACAACCCAGCGGTGCGCGAAGTAGTACAGCGCATCGAGATCATCACGCTGCCGCCGCTGGACAACGAGCTGGGCGCCTACCTGGCACACCGCTTCAAGCGCGCCCAAGTGCCGCTGGACAAGGTGGTGGACCAAGGTGCCATCGATGCACTGCGCACCAAGCTGGTTCCTTCGCGCGGCGCCGGGTCGCTGCTGTACCCGCTGGCGGTCCAGAACGCACTGACCGCTGCGATGAACCGCGCCGCCGACCTGGGCGTGCCGACCGTCACTGCTGACGTCGTGCGGGGGGTGTGAGATGGAACAGGCGCTTCGGAAGAAGGCCCTGAACCTGGTGGTCGCGCTGCGCGATCACCAGCTCAGCGCAGGGCTCATGACCTCGGCCTGGTACAAATCGGACAGCTGGGGCTTCTGTGCGGGAATTCTGCTGCTGAGCGCCTACGGCGTCAGCATCCGATCGTGTGAGCGGTGCGATTACGGCGCCGTGGATTTTGACCTTGAGAGCGAGCGCCAGAGGCCGGTAGCCGATCAGATCGACAGCGTCGCTTTCGCCCTGACGATTGGACTGGTCGAACTGGAACGGCTTCTTCACCTGCAGAACGCACAGGAGGGCCGCTGAGATGGCAATCCGAACCGAAGGCTGGCCGGCGGTAGAAGGCATGGTGGTTGAACCGATGACGGCGCAGTGGCCGCTTGCGACGCGTGTTGTCGCGGTTCCCTTTGAAATGCAGGACCGTCCGGCGCCGGTGAATGTGGACATCCTGCAGGTGGTGATCGTGCCGCGCGCCAACTGGGAGCGCATCACCGCGCATGTTCCAGCTGATGTGCTGCAGCGCGAGGGGGTGACTCATGGTTGATTTCAACACCTCTGGGTCGCAGTACCTGCGCAGCTTCGCTTTTTACTTGATGCGCGATGCCGAGCTTCCCGACCAGCAGGTGACGGTGATGCACCGGGACCTGTTCCGTCGCGCCGGCATTGAGTGGCGCGATGGCCAGAGCATGGCCTCGCTGCTGGACGGCCTCAACCTGCAGCAGCTGCGTGCGCTGGTCGACCAGCTGCGCGACGGCGATGACGACGAGGAGGAATGATGGCCGTTCCCACCCTCCAGCGCTGCCTCGGCCAGGTGCGTAACCGCCAGCGCCACAGTGCCCAGCACCCCCAGCGGAAGAAGTCCATCGGGACGCTGGTACAGGACTGCCACACGTTCCCGACAGCGTCGCGTGTGGGAGAAGTCCAGGTGCACGACCCTGAAACCGGGCGCGAGTACTCGGTCGAGGTCTGGATCCACAGCGGCGTGGTGGTGATCTCGTACAGCACCAGCAAGCGCTTTCTGCTGGAACTGGACGAGATTCTCGACCTGGCCATCGCCGCCGGCATTGATCGGGGGGCCATCTGACATGCAGCTGGCCCTGCTACCGCAAGAGCTGTCCCCACAGACGGTGCTTTTGCAGCTGCAGGGCCGCCGTGGCGCCGTCAACGGCATCACCGCCCGCGACCTGGTGCAGCAGATCACGTCACGTACCAGCACCGCCGACGAGCGCCGCCTGCGCCAGATCATCGAGCAGCTGCGGCGCGAGGGACACCCAATCTGCGCCCACCCGGCTCACGGCTACCACCTGGCCGCCAGTGCGGCCGAACTGGACCGCGCCTGCACCTTCCTGGTCGGGCGCGCCATGACCTCCCTGGAGCAGGTCAGCGCGATGAAGCGCGTTGCGCTCCCGGATCTGTACGGACAACTCGGGCTGGACAAGCCCGCTACCGACGAGGAATCCAACCATGAACCATGAACGCAATTCCGACGTGCTGTATGCCGCCGCCAACACCGCACGCGAACTGGAGAACAGCGGCATCGAGATCCTGGGCCTGCACAGCAATGGCCGTCGCGCGGTGCTGATTCTGGACCGCCCGCCGACGATGGTCGGTGGCCACCTCAAGCGCCGGCAGCCCAACGGCAGCGGCGGCCAGGACCGCGTGATGGCCGCCGAGTACCAGGGCGTGCAGCTGGAGTGGACCCAGCGTCCGCCGATGCTGAAGGAGGTGGCACATGGCTGACCGTGGCCAGTTCCTGGTAGTCCCGGCCGAGTGGGTGGGCGGTGACGCCTTCACCGATCCGGCCCAGGCCATCGCGGATGCCGAGGCACGCAGCAAGGTCGACGGCAAGCACCGCGCCGTGGTCTGCGTCGTCGCCCGCACCACGCCCAACCCGGCGCCGGTCATCGTGCTGACCCGCTCCGAGGCCGGCGTCACCCAACCGCAGGTGGTTCAGCCATGAGCGCCATCCCCAGCCCCGCGCTGCAGCATGCTATCGCCCTGTCGCTGGGCGGCAGCGTGGTCCGGTCTGACGACCTGATCGACCGGGTGATGGAGCACGGCTTCCAGTACCGCGGCTACGTGTCCAACGCGGTTGCCAAGGCGGTGCGATGCGGAATGATCCTGCGCGTTGGCGAAGGGCTGGCCCGCAACTACCGCCTCAACCCCGACTGGAAGATCGACCCGACGGCGTTGGCCGCCGCGCAGGCACAGCGTGTGCGCGGCCCGCGGCCAGGTACGACAGGGGCACAGAAGGCCCAATCTGCTGCTGGCGGCTACAAAGGCCCCGCCTTCGACAAAGGCCCCCTGACGCCGTCCATCGGCACCGTATGCCAGTCCCAAGAGGATCTGGAAGGTGAGCTGCCGCCTTACCTCGGTAGCCGCCTGGTCGATTCGCTGCACAACCACTTCGATCGCATCTTCGGCGGGGTGGAGTGATGGCACGTACAGGCCGTCAGCGCTACGACCACTTGCGCGCGATGCGCTTTGCGCTGTGGGCCCGTACGCAAAACCCGCGCCAGCTCACCCCACAGCGCATTTCTGGCCTGCTCGGCATCTCGCTGGATGCGGCCCGCCGCTGGCGCGCCGACTGGTTCACCGCCACCAGCCCTATCCACGTCGAAGGCGTCCCCGACGTCCTTCGACCCACTCAACCGTTTGCCACCCCCGCCGCCCAAGGAGGCGCCCAATGACCCCATCCATTCCCGAAGGCTACCGCGAGGACCGAAATGGTCGCTTGGTGCCCGAGGCACAGATCAAGCCGATCGATCTGGCACGCGACCAGCTGGTGCAGGAGAAGATCCAGCGTGCCCTGGAGCTGCGCGAAGAACTGCGCACCTTCAAGGCGGACACGTTCGCTGACATTGCAGCTTTCGTGCAGCTCAGTGGTGAGCAGTACGGCGCCAAGATCGGCGGCGACAAGGGCAACGTGAGCCTGTACACCTACGACGGACGCTACAAGATCCTGCGCGCCTGCCAGGACAGCATCCAGTTCGATGAGCGCCTGCAGGCGGCCAAGGCACTGATCGATGAGTGCCTCAACGACTGGACCGAAGGCTCGCGCGCCGAGCTGCGCACCCTGGTCAACAGCGCCTTCAAGGTGGGCCAGGACGGCAGCATCAAGACCGGCGAGGTGCTCTCGCTGCATCGCCTCAAGTTCGATGATCCGCGCTGGCAGCAGGCGATGAAGGCTATCAGCGATGCGGTCACGGTGGTGGGCAGCAAGACCTATGTGCGGTTCTACGAGCGCGACGCACGCGGCCAGTACCAGCCGATTTCTCTCGACGTGGCGGGGGTCTGACATGCCGAAGATCCGAGACACCTGCACCTTCCGTTTCGACGGCGTTCGCGGTGCACTGAATGCCAGCACCTTGGCGCTGGCGGTGGAGATCGCCGACCGTGCTGCACGGGCAGACGTGGAAATCCACGCACCGGCTGTGGAGCTGGATGGGCTGCGCTTCTTCGATGCCAACTGCGGCAACGTCCAGGGCGAAGACGCGACCATTGCTCGCTATGCCATCCGCCAGGCGGTGCGGTACATCGAAGCGCGCGGAGACGTGTTCCCTTGGCGCCTGAAGCGCCATATCTCCCAGCCGGGCCTGCTGCACTTCGAAGAGCGTATCGACGTTGAGGTGGCCACCTCCGGTCCGCGCCACGCGTGCGTTAACTGCGACATGCCCACCGGTGCGCCCGAGTTGCCCATGTGCGGCCCCTGTGCCCAGCAGGCAGTGACTGAGATGGCCGCTGCGCTGGCCGCCACCAATCAACGCCTTCATCTGATCCACCAGGTTCAGATAGCCATCGGTGAGGTGCAATTGTGATCGCCTACTGCTGGGCCAATGGCCAGATCGGGTTCGGCACGAGTGTGCCGGACGGTGCGATTTTCATCGCAGAAGGAAGCGGCGCACAGCTGCGCAAGGTGATCAGCGTCGTAGCCAGGCACGGAAAGGGGCTGATGCAGGGGATGCTGGTAGTGCCAAGTGTGCCAGAGGCGGAGACGCAGCAGGCAAAGGGCGACGCGCTTGGCCTCTGGCTTGCGTGGTGTGCCCAGCATCCGCGCCGGCTGCGCTGGGGGGCACCGACTGCCAATAGCGGCTGCACCGTTTCCAAGGAGAACGTCTGATGGCACAAATCCAACTTACTCGGCCCAGCTGCGAGGCCATCTTGCAGAACCCGGACAGCGACCCGTGCGTACGGGCAGTGGCGGCACTCGGAGTCGCCTTTTTCGAAGTCAATGATCAGGCCGGGAAGCTCGACGGTGCTCATCGGGGCATCTGTCTGAAGCTGATCTACATGTGCCAGGAGGCCATTCACACTGCCGAGCGCGAGCAGGACGAAGAAGCAGAGGACGACGACGATGCTGATGCGTAATTTGCTGCTGTTCCGCTTTCCAACCAGCACCGACTTCTCCGAGGTCGAAAGAAATCTGCCGTATGGGGTGCTGAAGCCGGTCGGTCCGCTGGAAATGAACTCCCGCGGCTTCATTTCCCCATTCGGCCGGGAGGAGCAGGAGCACCTGTCCTGCCGGCAGGGCGATTTCCTTTGGCTGACCGTGGGTGGCGAGGACAAGATCCTGCCCAGCGCGGTGGTTAACCGTGCGCTGGAGAGCCGTCTTCAGGTCATGGAGCAGGAACAGGGGCGTCGACCGGGTGGCCGTGAGCGCAAGCGCATGAAGGACGACATCTTGCACGAGTTGCTGCCCCAGGCCTTCGTCAAGAACAGCCGCCACGACGCCATTCTGGACCTTGCCAACGGCTATGTGGCCGTGGACACCTCCAGCCGAAGGGTGGGCGAGGCCTTCGTGTCCGATATCCGCGGCTTACTTGGCGGGTTCCCGGCGATGCCGCTGAACGCCGAAGTCGCGCCGCGCTCGATCCTGACCGGCTGGATCGCTGGCGAGCCGCTGCCGGAAGGCTTGTCCCTTGGGGAGTCCGCCGAGCTGCGCGATCCGGTCGAGGGTGGCGCCAAGGTGCGCTGCAGCGACCAGGAGCTGCGCAGCGACGAGATCGACAAGCACCTGGATGCGGGCAAGCAGGTCACCAAGCTGGCGCTGGTGCTGGAGGACGCTGTGTCCTTCGAGCTGGGCGATGACCTGGTGGTGCGGAAGCTGAAGTTCCTGGACGGTGCGCTCTCCCAGCTGGATCAGGTCGACGACGACGGCCGCCGCGCCGAGTTCGACGCCCGCTTTGCCCTGCAAAGCGGCGAGATCCGCCGCCTGTTCCTGGTGCTGGAACAGGCACTCCGGCTTTCCGGTGCGGAGGTGCAGCGTGGATGAGACCGTGTACGAAGCCGCATGGCTGGCCTACAAGGCAGCACCTCGTGCCGTGGTCAATGGTCCCTCGCGCTCGGCAGTGAGGGCCGCGGTGGATGCGGTGCTGGCGTTTGCCCGGCCCGAGGGCACGGCCCCTGCCTATTGGCTTGCGACGTTTCGGCAGTACAAAGAAAACGGCTCGCTATGCCAAACGCTGGTTAAGGGAGGTATGCCGCCGACGCTCGATGCCCTTGGTATTGCTCCACGCCCATTCGAGCTCGTCGGCACCGAGCCGCTCTACGCTGCCTCGGCCGCGCACGGGTGGGTAGTCGCCGACGGGCAAGGCGCCCGCTGGCGGAAGTGGGGCGACTTTGGTCCTGAATGGACTACCGACAGGAATGCGGCGCTGCACTTCGCTCGGCACACCGACGCCGAGGCCTTCGCCAAAGAGGATGAGGACGCATGGCTGATTCAGCCGATCGTTATGCCGACCAAAGCCTTGGATCGGCATCACTGTGTGCCGCCGATGTGGTTGAGCGAACAGATTGGAGGGCCTTTTGACGACCTGACACCCGGTCAGGCATGGCGCGACGGCTTCAACGAGTGCCGCACGCGGACGCTGTTGCTGATCCAGCAGGAACTGACCGAAACCGGCAGCGAGGAGGAGACCACTGATGCGCCGTGATCCTCTGACGAAGAAGAGCCAGGTTGCTGAGGAGCTGAAAGCCGGTGGCCGTATCGTGCCTGGTGCACGCGACGGCCTGCTGCGGCTTCTGGATCAGTCCGGTCTGGAGATTCCAGCCTGGCAGACTGCCCTCCGATCTGCTCAGGGCGCGAGGAGCAAGGCATGACCCGCGCTCGCAAGGCCGGCGACGGCCGTAACCGGGTGCTGGCCGCGATCCACGCCGGTGCCAAGAAGCTCGGCCTCTCCGAGGACGTCTACCGTGACCTGGTCGAGCGTGTATCCAGGGAGCATGGCGCTGCCCAGCGCAGCGCCGGCAAGTGCGATCGCCGGCAGCTCGATGCGATCGCCAACGAGTTGCGCCGCCTGGGAGGCATCCCCGCCAAGGCGGCGTATGCCGCCAAGCGCTGGGCCGGCCGTCCCAAGGGCGACCTGTCCCCGCAGCTGTCCAAGATCGAGGCGCTGCTGGCCGATTCGGGGCGCGAGTGGGAATATGCACATTCGGTGGCCCGCCACATGTTCAAGGTAGGACGCCTGGAATGGTGCAACCCGGATCAGCTGTCCAAAGTGATTGCCGCTCTTCAGATCGACGCCAATCGCCGTGCCCGGCGGGAGGCTCCTTCGGCATGA